TTTATCAATGTGTTTCACTCCAGTCCCTCCCTATTTTGTATTCGCCATCTAAAGGACAACGAAGATTATAAAATTCACCTGCTTGTTTAAAACTTTTAACTGCCATCTCTCCAACAAAATCTGCTTGAGATTCTTTGACTTCAATCTGCCACTCATCATGGATGTTAGCTACAAACTTATAGTCTATAGTATTTAACTTAAGTAATCCATCAAGTATAGTTAAAGCTTTCTTCATAACAATAGCACCTGCTCCCTGTAATAAAGTGTTCAGAGCTGCATGATTATTTCTTATGTAAAGCTTTCTACCATCTAATCCTTTAAGGAATTTTTTTCCTGCTGCTCTTGTAACTCTATCTCTAAGAGATTTAAATGCAGGGTTATTATCGAAGAAATATTCTCTAGCTCGTCTACCATCTGTCGTATTTCCTTCGACCACTTTGCCAAGCTTTTCGTCTCCTGCACCGTACATGAGTGCATAGATGAATGTTTTTGCCTGATTTCTTGATTTAAGTTTTGCAGCTTTTTGATTAGCTGTGTGTATATCTCCATCTAATATCTCCTTGATATATGTTTCATCGTCCATATAGTGTGCTAACATTCTAAGTTCTAGACCACTAGCATCTACACCTAACAGAACATTGCCCTCATCAACAACCCAACAAGACCTACACTCTTTACCATAAGGACTATGAACCGATGGAACTTGAGCCATGTTAGGATTTCTGTGAGTCATCCTGCCTGTGATAGCACCGTTAGGTATGACAAAGCCATGAACTCTACCATCATCTCTAACAGAACTAACCCATGAATCAACCTGTGCTATTCGTTTCTGTATCAATAAGAAGTCTGCTATAAGTTTAGCTTCACGTATATGTGTAACCTCTGATAAAGTTTTCTCATCGACAATCGGCTGACCAGTAGGTGTAAACCTTTCAGGCTTCCAACCAAAGTCGATAAGATATTCTCCTATCTGTTTACGAGAACCAAGATTAAAGTCTTGTAACGTTTGTCTCATAAATGGTTCATAGTTCATAGTGTTTAAACACCTTGCATATTCATCATCGGTAAGACCACGTTTAGAAAGCTTACCATCTGTCGTCCTAATGTAAGGCGTAACTAATTTAGTATCTACCCACTTAGGTTTAAACGTATCGTGAACTTCGTCTTCTATCTGTTGTTTCTTTTCTCTTAGCTCTGCCAAAAGAACTAGTGCAGATTGCATGTCAAACTTAAATCCATTTACTTCTTGCTGTTTTATAATACCAGCTATAGACTGTTCTAGTTCAATGCAACCTTTACTAAATCCTTTGGATTCATTACGTAAGTTTTTATATACTAAAGTATTTAAAGTAACATCACGAACACAGTAGTCTAACATTTCATTAGAATAATTTAAGTAATCTTCAAACTCAATCTTAGATAGTCCAAGTCTAAAGCCCCAGCTTTCTAAGCTATGACCTCCATCTCTATTAGGATTGAACAGCCTTGATAATACAAGAGTATCTATTACTTCTTTATTACTGAGATCAATACCACCAAACTTCTGCACCATAGGTATATCAAACCCAATGATGTTATGTCCAATAAGTCTGTCTGCTGTTGCAAGAAACTTATACCCCTCTTCTAATTTATGAGGAGGGAATTTAAATATCTCACCTGTCTCTGCATCTTGAGCTACAATACAATGTACAAGGGTTGCTTGTAGATCGTCTGTCTCAATATCAAATACTAAATCCATAATTAAAATGCCTCATCTGCTGACGGGTCAAACTCTATGTCCTCATCCGTTAGCTCTGTTAATCTACCTGTCTCTGCATCATAGATAACTCTAGCTGCCATACCTACATCACCTGTGTATCTTGATTTAAGAATACGCAGTCTTGTAGTTCTAGCTTCATCAGGGTCGTCTGATTGTTGGTTGCGTTCTAATGCAATAACACAATCTGATAACTGACCAATACTATTAGAGCCACGTAGATGAGAGAGACTTACTTCAATACCATTCTCATGTCCTTTGTTTCCATCGACACGTCTAAGATGTGATACAAGTATAATACCTGCACCTGTCTCTTCAACTAAACTTCTAAGTCTAGTCATAATAGAATCAATGGCTCGTCTCTCATCACCTTCATGTACTGCACTGACTAACATATGTAAATGATCTACGACCACCCACTTACAGTCACATCCAATAATCATAAAGCGAAGCTTAGTAAAGATATCATCAATGTCATTGGTGCCAAAGTGTGAGTGAACCCATACTCTGTTTTTATTCTCACCATCGTACAAGATATCAAACATCTTATCAAGTTCTTCTTTAGAAAACTTCTCACGTTCTTGGTCAATGTATAACCTAGCGTTAGCTTCAATAGAAAGTATACCATCAATGGTACGTCTCCAATCTTCTTCTAATGCTATGATACCTACGTTGTCCTGTGTTTGTTTCACAAGCCAATGTTCTATCTCTCTGGTTACACTAGACTTACCAAGTCCTGTTCCACCTGTAAGAGTTACAAGCTCACCCTGTCTTAAGCCATACAGCTTTTTGTTTAGTCCTTCATAAGGATATGGGATGCTTTGTTTCTTCTCACGATTATGAAACTTCTCACGTTGCTCTGTAACATTTATGACACCTGATGGTGTATAAACTTTACTAGCCCACCACGCTTCAACAAAATCTTTATGTCTGTTGTCACGTAACATTTCGTTAGGGTCTTTAAAGCCATTGGGAAGTGTGAGTATCCTAGCCTTGCCGGGCTTAAACAGTCTCGCAACTTTAACTGCTGCTTCCTTACCTGCCTTATCATTATCAAAAGCAACGATAACATTTTCAAAGTCATCAAAGAACTCTAAGCTTTCTTTAATATCTCTGACTGCTCCCTGTGCACCACGCTTGATGGATACCACAGCCCACTTACTACCAAGTAGTTCGTAAGCTGCCATAGCATCACACTCCCCTTCGGTTATGGTGACATACTTGCCACTCTTAAACAACTGCTGACCAAACAATCCTGTCTCATTGTAAGAACCATTGACAAAGAAATCTTTCTTCTCAACGTTTCTAATTTTTGTAGCAGAAATCTCATGTCCATTATAATATGGATACATGTGTTTAGTAACCTTACCTTGTAGATCATGTACAACCTTTACACCATACTTTGTAGCAGTACCTTGAGAGATACGTCTATCAGTTAGTGCAGAGAAAGTACCTGTATCTAAGTTATCAGGTTGTTTAAACGTTGTTTGATTTGTTGTTGTTTGTTGTACCATATCTTTTCCTTCACATGAATTATTATAGTTAGGCATAAATTCTCCACAACTGAAACACTTTGCTGAACCATCTTCATTGATTCCTACAGCATCACTGCTCTTACAAAGTGGACATGGTTGATGTAACTTATGCCAAGTTTTGTTTTCCATATTAGCCCTCACTAATGGTTATTATTTATCTGACTTACTAGCTACCTTTGATTCATCCTCAATAGTCTCAGGGTCATCGCCAACGAACTGACCTTTCTCATTACGAGCAGATTCTGTTTCAACGATTGCCTCGTCTCTATCCTTGAGTAACTCTTCTAAGTTAGCTCGATGTGTACGACTTGCAAAGTCTAAAGCTTCTATGATAACTTGTAAGTTACCTACTTTCTGTACGATAACAGTAGCTTCTTGCTTTACTTTGTCGTCACTAATGTTGTTGACATCAAACGAGTTGTTGCCATCATCATTATTAATTGTAATAATCATAATTAAAACTCCTCGTTATCTGTATCAGCCTCAGTATATTCTACTAAGTTATTAACTTTAACAGCTATCAACTCAGCAAACGTACCATACTTTCCTGTGTAAGGTTTAATCTTTACCTTAACATCAGAACCATTACCAACAGAAACATCCATTGGGTTACCATCAACATCAACTAACTTAGGTGCAGTGTTTGTTCTACCAGCAACCTCAACTTTCCTACTAAAAGAAAACGCAGGTTCTTCATACTTGAAGTTACCAGCTCTATCTTTTACTTGAGAAAGCCCAACAGATTCTAATCTCTCTGCTGTTTCTTTATCAGTCAATACGGTGATTTGATATTTAGGGTCACCGAACCTAGTGTTAGGCGTAGTGACGTTAGCCCACATTGCCTTTCCTTCTACATACTCATACATAAGTTTCCTCCTTTGTTGTATTAAGTGTGTGCATTATAACATACTTTAATAAAAAAGTACAGTAGTTTTTTAAATTAATTTTGAGTGTGTTTAAACGGGGTCGGTTCTTGTTGCACAAAGCACCGAAAACTTGCTCGACCAAAGTCGAATACCACGGACTAAAGGAAGTTACATTTGAGGGCTGTCCCATAGTATACTTAATCAAGAGTTCTAATTGATTCTAGTATCTCCTCCCAAAAGGTAAGAGGTGTACTAGATAATGTCACCTTGAATGTATCATCTAACTTTTCAACAACGTGCCCAATGTTTAAGTTGTTTACTGTTAGGTACTCACCAAATCTTCTATACTCATCACGAGTTAGAATCTCTGTGTCGTACTGTTCTCTTTCTTTTAAATACATAAGGTGCCATTATAACATGGATAGAAACTCTTGTCAATACTTAATTTGAAAATGTTTAAACAGCTTCCTGTGCTGTCCACCATATAGGCTTAGTTCTATTGCGTTCCCATTTGGCATAGTGTTTTTCGTTAATGCAGTAATCACGATAAGCAATAATAGCATCCTCATTCTTATACTCCTCAGGCATAGCCTGTGCTAGTGGTGTAAGACTTGTATGTGTAATGTTGTCAGGCATCTTACTTAATGGTTCTTCTAGCTTGACAACACTTGCATGTTTCCTACCATACCTGTACTCATACTCAAGTCCTAATGCTAGGAAGTGTTTGTATAACCACGAGTAGTTAGAGCTAGATTCTCTAGCCCATATAGTACATGGGTGATTCCAGTATGCACGTTTGTAAAGTCCATTAGCATCTGCGTACTCATCACCATCTAGTTCTCGGTGTGCAGTACATAACATCTGTGCTGTTTCAAGTGGCATCTTAACTAACATCTTATCAGGCTGTGCTTCTGCTGATATAGTAGGACACTCATCAAAATAAAATATGTTCACTACTCATCCTCAATCTGAAACACTTCATTAATATGACAAAGAATATCTGCTAGTGCATGTGCTTCTTTGATATCCATACCACCATACTCAAACAAACCATTGACTCCCCACTTGGCTAGTTTGTATTCTTCCTTAATCCATTTAAGTCTAGACTCAGGAACTTTAATTGTTATCATCTTCTCTTTCATTTACCTTGCCCTCGATATTGTTTAAACGATGCCTTCTTATTTTTATTCATGGTAGAGAAGGCAACATTACCTCTACCTTGACTTGTCTTCTTACCTCTGCCTTGAGTAGCAGATGTATATACAGATTTATTCCACGTCTTCGCCATACCTATTCTCCTCTATGGTTGCTCTGCGTTTGTCTCTGTACTCTGTAATTCTTCGACCATCAGCATAGTCAACTGTTTGTTTATACCATAACCCATCTTTGTATCTGGTGTCAATAGCTATGATTTGTTTAGCTTGTTTTTCTAATTCAAGTATCTCTCTTTGCTGTTCAACAGCTTCATCATGCTGTGTCATTTTGTTCCCTCTCTTTTTTAAGTTCCATTAACTCATCCCACTTGTAATACTTTTGTGTCTCTGCATCCCAAAAGTTTCCACGTTGAGTATGTTGTATTCTTGTAGGTAAGTGTGGTTCTACCTTATCAGTATCAACTAAGTACATATACAAAGTTGTTATTGATAACAACAAAACAACTCCCACTACTGCTAACATAAATTCCATAACTAACCTCCTGTTATATAGCCTTTGTAAAATTACTAGAGCTTATGATCTGTTTAAACGATACCCCTAATAGTTTATGAATCCTATCCTCAAACAAACTAACGTGCCTAAGTATTTCTTCTTGTTCTTTAGGTGTAAAGTTTTCAAAGTCTTTATCCATGTGAACATTAGGTTCATCAAACAACCTCATTAAGTAATCTGATACTTGATGTTTAGCATAAGTCTTAGCTGTTACTTTTTGATTTTGATATTGAATCATATTCTTCCTCCATTTTTTTAACATCTTTATCTACTAGATAATCAAACTCATTAGGTCTTGTACCTTTTAAAGGTTGACTATCGTAATAATTATCTATAGCTTCTTTCATATAATCTCTCAATTCTTTTCTCCTTTATTAAAATAATTTAAATAATAATTAATATATATTTTGTTATCTGCTTTGTTAGTGTTACTCGATTGTAACATATTAAAAAGCAAAAGTCAAATCATGTTACAAATTAAAATCAACAACGTCATCAATTGACACGCTGATAGCCTTAGTAATAAACTCTTCAACGTAATCATAGATTCTATCCTCTGTTATTTCTTCAGGGCTATCACCTGCTAACACATCTTCATAAATTATATTAACAAACTTATCACGTTGATTGGTTGACAACCTTGCAAGAATTTCAAAGTCTCTTGCACATACATCATCAACAATCTGATAGATGCTTGGCATATTATTTGTACTCATCATTTACCTCCTTTATTATTTGGTCAAGAGCTTCATCAAAAAAGATTGGCTCTTTACCTAGTTGTCCTCTAATAATATAAGCAACAGCATCCCTGCCCTGCTCATTGTGAAGTTGTTTAAACAGTCCCTCACTTAATCCTGCATCTCCCATTGC